TGCTTGTGCGAGTTGTTTTACTTTTATTAAGCATAGGTCGATTGTCTCATCAGTGACATCACTATCACGAATAAACTTCTCAAATGCTTTGATTTGATCCTTAACCTGTTCTACGTTACCCATATTTTTTAATCCTAATAATGGTGTATTCTCATTTGCACCCCAAGCTGTTAAACTTGAGCCTTCAAATAACATTACTTCGTGTATCTCATTAGCAGTTGACCCTTTTTGCTCTCTCAGTGTTTTAAAACCAATGCTATGCTCTGCAATCAGTCCACTCTCTACCATCTTGATAAAGTCCTTACCAAGTTGGTGAGTGCCTATTTTTGACTCGTAATAGAGTCCATAACTATCTTCTTTAATTACGATAGGCTTTCCCAATGGCTTAGACGGGTCGTGGTTTAGTAAGTGCTTAATCCTACCCTTTGCCTCTGGTCCCCAATCTTGAATTGACCTTTTAAATGCTCCAGGCATAATGATGTCACCATCACTATCTACCATACCAAAGGCAGAGAAGTAACCACTTACTACCCCACTTTTCGCATCAACATCTTTTACTTCTAACCCAAAAGATTTGTAATTGTAAATCATATTTTTATTCGTTGTATTATCGTTTTTAATTGTCTCTTCCTTCTGTCCCTCCTCTGCCAAATAAGCCCTATAAGCCGATTCGGCATTGTCCCTTGAAGTGTAAATACATTCACCATTTTCACCTATTTTATATTTTCCGTTACTTTCGCAATAATATACTGGCATATCATTTCATTATTAGTTGTCCGTTTGCATCACGCTTCGGAATAAATCCTACTGCGCATCTGCAATTAATTGTAAATCCTTTTGGTGCCGTTGGGTCGCCAGGTGCATCCACCACAATAGGTCTCCCAACTTTATCCGCACTTATGAATGGCTCGTTGTATGCTACAATCTGCCCATCCATATTCCAATGGTCAAATAAGTCTTTAGGTATGCGCCTTGTTCTCGCATCTCTTGTGCTTATCCAAATCTTATCAACTTGGAATGGCAACTTCTCTGCACCTTTTAATGCTGCATAGTTGCTCGACCTCATCACCTCCGTTCTTGCTATCATCACGCTCCTATACTTTGCGTATTGTATTTGTGGGTCGCTAAGTATCAGTTTTGCTATCTCCTCATTGCTCAAGCCTTGAGCCATCGCATCGTTCACTATTACTATCAACCTATCTTTGGTTGTCTTAGTCATTAGTGATGCAAGTAAAAATCCCCATTGAATTAAAAATGATGTTATCTCGTTCAAAAACTCATCATTCAACCCAAATGGATTTGCAGCCTTCTTGCTATCCACACTCACTGCTCTAAATGTTGCGTTGCCAAATGTTGTTGCCACCTCTCGGTACATCTGCCTCATTATAGGCATTAGCTTATCATCCCACGCAACTGCACCAAGTCCACTCACCGCAGCACTCGCACCATCTCTTCTAACACTTCTCGCAAAGTTTTCTAACTCACCCTTTAATACTCCCAAAAACAAAGAACTATATTTCTTATCAAGACTCCTTCGCAGCCTCTCCACCTTCAGCCAATATGTCCCTCGCTGCGTTGCGTTCATTAGTCAGTTTTATTTTATACGACATCCTCACTTGCATCCTCATCGTCCTCTCCGTTAGGCACGTCATTTCCGTAGGGATCTTCGGAAATCTCTCCATCACGATCGCCCATATCTCTTTGTCTGTTGTCGTTGCTATTATCATCAGCTATGCTTAAGTCCATCATTACTTGAGTGATTGGTACAAGTCCTTGATTGATATAACTCATATCCCACGCACCCTCTTTCTTAGAATAGTTCATCGCTACTCTCTTCTCATCCATCGTTAGCCAGTTCGCATCACGAAGAGAACGTACCATCCTCTCCATATCTTGCTGCATCTCAGGAAGAGCAGTAATATCAAAATCAATAAATACATCTTCACCAAATCTTGGTACAAGCCATTTGTTTAACTCATCTCTCAATGAGCAACACATTGGCATAATTGTGTTGGTAATTAGGTCACGCATTGCGTTTTGATAGTTGTTATAACTTGACGTATCAACATCAAACAACACCGCTGGCATTCCAAACACCCTACACCACTGATGAAGGCTCATCTGCATTGTTTTCACCAGCTCCATATCGACACTTGACAACCCAAAGTTTAAATAGTCCCAAGGAGTTTGTAGCACCGCAACCTTGCCTTTATTGTCCACAGTGTTGATGTCCTCATTCACTGCTCTTTTAATTATATTTGCTTGTTCTATTGTGAAGTTTGGCACTATCGTTCCTAATGGCTTAGGAGTGATTGCACCCTTTGCTCCACCATTCGCCGCCATCATTGCACTCGCATCGGCAGCATTATTGCTCATACGAAGTGTTTTGTATGCAGCACGTAATGGTGACAAGCCACGCAAGTGTGTTCTTGTAGTTGCATCAAAGTCTGGATTCCAAGTTTTCCACGCACATACTTGATCTTTAGGAATATCTATTCCTCTGTCCACCATAAGTCTATACCCAACGAGTCCGTAGAGGTCGTTAGGGTCGGGGTAGATGTCCAAGAAATGGGTTGGAAGCACGTTAAGCTCAACGAACTTACCGCCCACCTTTCCATCATTGCCGTAAATATTACCTTCTCCTGATAAAAATCTATAACCAAATAAGTTCTCGAGGAATTGGTCTTGTGCTTGGTATTCATTCGGTCTTTCTAATAGTCTCGCTAATTCAGAGTTCATCACAATGTTCTCACTATATGCGTTCTTCCTCTCTATCACTGCTCTCTCAAACGCACCTTGATTGCCTAAGCCTTTTGTTAATTGCTTGTAGCGAAGTAATGATGTCTTACCCTTCTCTGTATTATTTGTTTTGTAAACGTACCAAGGTATTGATGCCGCTTTACGTGCAAGGAATGACACGATGCTATACACATCTGCATTACCTAAATATCCCTCGTAAACATACTTACCATTCTCATACTCTTGTAACAACGCTCCGTTGATGCCCCTAATATTTGTTGTTACGTTCTGGTTAGGATTTAACGCTTTCTTTTTGAATATGTCTAATAAACCCATCTATTTTTATATTGCACCCCAAGTAACACTTGGGATAGTTAATTTACTAAATATGCCGTATCTAAGTGCATCAAGAATATGGTCATTAAACTTCACGGGAGCATCAAGTTTGTTTCCATTGCGGTCCGTTTTCCAACGATAGTTTTTTATTTCCTTTAACAAATTTACACTATCTTGGTGAATAAACAATGGTGTAGCTTTTACCGTCTTTATTCCCTCCGTCACATCCTTGTTAGCCGGTTTGGCATTAAACCCTCCCCTCACTATACTCTCTATCGTTTTCGGTTCGGCAGCATCACAATACAAATCATCCCACTTTTCTATGCCTAATGTCTTTAATCTCTCTACCACATCATCAGTTGTCATCTTTGGCTCATATATCAATTCCTGACAATATGCAGCATCTTCGTGGAACACAATCTTCACCAATGCAGTAGGCACGTTAAACCCAAAGTCCAATCCGTACACCACCTCTCCATCCTCAGGCATCTGCTCCGTTGTTTTCCAATGCGAGTATATCAAGTCTTGACTCAGTCCCCTCTCTCCCAATCCATAGATGGTCCAATAGTTTGGGTCTGCATCTTTCAATCTTTCCAACTCGGTTATCAACTCCGCTGGGAGGAATGGGTTATCACGAAAAGTTGTAATATGAAAATCTGCATCGTCTCTTGGAATAACTGAATCGTAAATCCAAGATGATAAGTCAGAAGGGTTATAGTCAATCACTATCTTACCCTCAGTTCTCATAATCAACTGCATCCAAGCCTCATACGTCAATTCGTTCGCCTCATTGCAGAATAAATACTGCCTCGCACGACCACGAATCTTCTGAGGTTGATCTGCCGATACAAACTCCACTATATTGCCATTCAAAGAATAAATCTGGTCCGTCTTGTTGTGATTATCCTCACTATAAATACCAAGACGGGAAAGTATATCTATAAAATCACGTAGAACAGTTCCCTTAATACTCGGAAGCGATTGCCTCACAATCGTTAAGGTCTTTCCGTTCTCTTGTAACAATTTTACAATGAACCAAATAAGTATGTTATAAGTCTTACCACTACGAGAACCTCCTTGCATTACCGTTATCCTCTTATCAGACTCCGTGAGTATCTCAAATATCTTGTTAGTTTTAAGTGTTGCGTCCATAAAAAGATTGTGTTATGCCTTAGTATATAATATATAGAAAAATTAAAATTTTAGTATTAGTTTATCAGTTTGAAAAGTAGGGTATAAAAGGGTGTCATCGTATATATCAAAAGTTAGATGGTCTAAAAAGTTGCTACCAAATTTGTTAACTTACCCCACCTCGGTCCGGTTTCGTTTTCTTATGTACCTCCTCATCGTATCCCGCCCCTATCCCGTCAACCTTTGCCACATTGTCATAAAAAACCCCTTATAAGGTATATTATGATAAATAGGGCGTTAATCTATTCATATTCAGTTAGTTACACATTACTTCTTCTTTTACTATTTGTGGCTTGACAACATCTATCTTCACGCTGTTTAATTGGCCCTCGATCTTGTTTTCTATTTTCTGTGTTGGTAGGCCAATAAAATACGACATATATAGCTTAATGGCAACCATATCCCCCTCAAGTATCTTCTGTTCAAGTACCTTAAAAGCCGTTTCCGCCATTGGTGTAAGTTTCTCAATTATGGCCTGTTCGTCCATACGTTTGGGGCGACCAGTTTGGTTAGGACGCTTTCCGCCCCATTTGTATTTCGGCTTATCTTGTTTGCTTTCCTCTTGCATATACAACTACTGTTTAATCTATTGTTTCAGTCTTATTGGTAAATTCAATCAACTCCATGTTGTGGGTTAATCCATTTGCAGCGGGTTTTTCCCTTTCATATATTCTGAATTTCACCCAGCCATTAACATGGTTCACTTGATCTAAATAGGCTTTAAAATCAGCAGCGAATATGTTTAACACAATTTCGCCCTTTCTTTGCTTACTGATATAAAAGCCTTTCTTGTTCATCAATTACCATAAAATTACTAATTAACCAAATTAATTGGTTATAATATTTATCAATATTATGTTGAAAACTAACTAATTAGAGATTAATTAAAGAAATATATAAAAAAAGTTAAAATAAATTTGGATAGTATTAACTTATCGCCTTATATTTGTCTAAACAATTAAAACAAAACAAAATGAAAAAAGCACTAAATGAATTAATGATTCCACTTTCGGTAATTACAACAACTGTTTTGGTTATTATCCTTATTTATTTATTCAACTAAACACTAAAACTCAACACATGAAAAAAGCACTTTTAGTTACCGTTGCCTTTTACTCAATCATTGCATTGGTTACCCTTATTAATTGGAATTTAATTTAATCAACTTTAAAAACAACACAAATGAAAAACAGAACACTACAAATTAATGGCATTTCAGAATTTTACGGACCTGCTTATTGTGAAGCTCAAGGACTTGCAAAAGTATTTCAGGCTTATGCCGATCATTGCGTTAATGATTGTATAATGGACGACGGGATTGGGTTCAATGAAAATTCAGGGATTGTTTACATAGCACTTGAAAACGGCGTTACCATTTGCTCAATGATGGGCAATGATGTTGAATATTTAGTAACCAACTTTGATACGGGCAACGAATACTTTTTTGACACATATGAAGAAGCAATATCATTTGAGGTTGACTCAATAAACTAATATAATATGAAGATTAAAAAAGACACATTAAAAGCCGTTTTGTTTTGGCTTGGCTTTATTGCCGCTCTTAAACTCGTTAACATAATCGAAAACATTTAAATACTTTATTTTATGCTACAAATAACAATGAAAAAACAATATTTTGTAAAAAAGTTAGGCACTAAAAACGCCTACCAATTAACAGAAACAGAAACGGAAACAATAACAGAAACGCACTATAATAACATAATAAATTCTGCGTCTTTTTTCCGCCGTTTGGGTGGATCTTGCACACAACAAAGGGCATATACTGAAGCGGGTTATAAGGTTTACAAAGATATATTAACCTCACCTGATAAGCAAATTAAAACAATAAGGGAATTTGAATTTAAATATCAATTTTAAACACACTAAAACACACAAAATGAAATATTCACTTTGGAAATTAGACCACGAAAGTATTTACACTGTCATAGCTTATAAAATAAAAGACACTAATTCGGAAAAAGAAGTAGATAATTGGATAGATAAAAGTTTTGACAATGTTGCTTCTTTTTATAGAGAAGAAAATGAAATAAATGGAAGTTATTTACAAACTATTTAATAAATTAATAAACACACACTAAAAAACACAAAAATGAAAAAGATCCACACACTTTGCGCAACTCCAGACAATTTACGCCCAGCAATGCAGTATCTTGAAATTTCAAACGGCTTTGTATATGGCACTGATGCACACATTTTGGCGAAGATCCCACAAAATGAAATTTTCGGTACTGAGTTTTTCCCTACTGATAAAAAATTTTACATTGAGGGTAAACAATGGAAAGCTCAAAAAATGTATCAAGCAACTTATTTTAGGGAAATTTCAGATTTCAGTCAATCTGGGATGTTAATGGCTTTTGATAAAAAAATGAACGTTTTAGGTATTTGTCAATTTTATACCGAACAAGATTTTGAATATAAGGTAGGAAAGTTCCCAGATTGTGAACGTGTTTTGTATGCTTCGGACGTTATGCCTGAAAATATTACTCAAATTGGCTTTAACCCTGATTTATTTGCAAGATTAACCGAAGCATTGGAAGATAAAATGAGGACATTTAAATTGTCTTTTTTTGGGCAAAATAGGGCAATATTGGTTGAGCATACTGCACCTGATGAATTTACAAAAGGTATTGGCGTAATTATGCCAATCAAGATAGGTTAACTGATGAGGCTTGATATTAGCCGAAATAAAGCCCGTTAATTCATTTTAACGGGTTTTATCTTAACCATAAATTTACACTAATGAAAAAAGAACAATTCGGCAAAGAACTTTATCAGTTCATTTGTGAGTATTACCACGCTTTATTAGAAGAGTATCAACGCTTAACAATGGCGGAAAGATCAAAAATGCCTTTCCCCGCCTTTTGCGTTGTATTTTGGCTTGAAGTATCAAGCAAACAAAATTAAACGCAATTTAAAGCCATTTTAAGCCACTAAATTAGTAAAATGATACCTAACTATTCACCACGTAATAAAAGCCCGTAAAACGGCTGTAAATAGCGTTAAATTCAATTGATATATTTTCGCAATATGTTGCAAAGGTATGGCATACCTATTTGTACTTACTTAAGTGCATTTAGGTACTGCCAAAAACCTGTGTGAAGGAACTGAACACAGCCAAAAACCCTATGCAACAAAAACCCCAACAAAAACTCCCGCCAAAAACCCCAACAAAAACTCCTTAAGGTGTACCAAAAATCTGCCAAAAATCTTTTACTTTATCTCCACCCCAAAAACTTCCAGTGCTTGCTTAACTTTTGTAAATTCTACCCCGTAAGGTATAGTTACGCTAAAAGTGAAATCTTGTTTCCAGTTCTTGGTAATATGGTTCGAGCATTCATTAACCATATCGACAAAAACCCCGTAATCGGTGTCGATCATATCATTTGATACCTTGACCGAGTTCATCACCGTTGCGTGGTCCCTTCCCGACAAAAACTCCCCAATAGCCAAAAGTGAAGCATTGGTATGCAATCGAGCCATATAGCAAAACAAATGCCTCGCCATTGCAATCTCTCTCATTCTACTCTTCCCAATAACCTGATAAGATGGTACACCACTTACCTCAACTACCGCTTCCATTACATTACTTAAATTCACCATATATATACTTTTTAAAATAATTTATAATGTTGATAACTATCAATATAAAGATAACAAAAAACTATTAACATAAGTTACACACTTAGAGTGAAAACAAGATAATTAAAATTATCTTGGTACACGATAACACGATTTTCACCATTTTCCTTACTCCACCCACTCCTATATTTTTTTGCCAAAAAAAAGGTGGGCATAGAAAAAACATAGAAAAATCGTGTAAATCGTGTACCGGACTGATTATCAGCACTTTAATCGTGTACTAATCGTGTACCAATCGTGTACCCAAGACCAAAATCGTGTACCCAAAAGTGATTTTTGTATCATAATACTTGTTCTACCAAATCAGTCTCTACAAACTTCACACATTTTTTGTTGTTATGAGCCTTGGATCGCGTACTTTGGTACACGATTTTTAAAATAGTACACGATTCGTCAATCGCCTTTGAAAACCTTTTCATCGAGTATTCTTTCTTCTCAAAACCAGTCATATTTAGAAAATCATTATACATTTGCTCCTTACTTATCCACACTCCCTTCTCTTCAATGACCCCCAAAAAGTACTCTAAAAACTCCTCCGAGAACTGGACACGGACTTGTTTGCGTAACAATTTATCCGAATTTTCGACTGCCAAAACCCCACTTTCAAGGTAGATTTGAACGCAGTTGAACATCAAATTAAAAAACCTATTCCACTCATCCTTATCCCAATCTTCAAATAATTTATGTCCAAACACATCTTCAGGGGTCTTACCAGCTCCGAAGTATGGCGAAAATTCAAAAACCTTCTGCCTCCTCTTAGCGTGGTTGCCCATATTAGGAATGGTATAATTGGTAGTAAACATCACCTTAGGACTATCCTTATATGGGATAAAAAGCTCATCCTTATTTTTCTTTTCTACGGTAATACCTTCAGTTATAATCGAGTAAAAACCCTCAAAATCCACGTTTCTACGAGTATCTTCAATAGCTAAAATCCTTGTATCAAGATCTACCCTCTGAAACGCAAAGTTCTTATCTACTTTAAAGTTCTTACCATCTACACGAACCAAGTTTGACAAATGCCCAAGAGCTTTTACGAATATGCCCTTACCAGTGCCTCCTCCGTTAGCCTCATTCTCAGTCTCTTCGGCAAGAATAACCGAGAACGGGCGTGAGGGGTCTTTATAGGTATGAAGAAGATAACCAATCAGCGTGATGGCATACATAAGCCTCTCTGACTCTTCACCGCTGATATAGTGCAAAAATTTATAATATTCAATTTCTTCCAATTTAATAGACCCATCATCAACATAAATATGGTGGTCGATGATTTGTGTTTTCCAAACAAATTTGTTTAATTCACCATACGTCTTGAGTTCTATCTTATTTTTACTCACACATACCACACCATTTTTAAAGGGGAAGTAGGAAGTATCTTGTGCGTCTTGCAGAAAATTTATATCTGCCCTATCAAAAAACTCAAAGAACGCATCAGAAAATAAAGCTGATGCACCACGATAGATGTGTTCAAGTAGATCCTGAGGGGTTATGCCTCCATCAAAGCTATCTGGTAGCCTATCAATATAATCCTTTATAAACCTCTTTATCTGCTCTGTGGAGGACTCTTCTACAAAACCATCCTTTATCCTTATAAGTCGATAAATGGTGCTATTTTGGTCGTAAAAATAAAGCCTAAAGCCTCCTACTGTGGTGAGAAACACTTGCAGCTTGTATCTATTGATGGTAAGCCTATCTTGCTCTGACACATCCCAAAACGTGCATATCTGCTCACCCCACCTTTGCTCAAGGTTATCTACCATTTCCGTTGCATCCGAGACAGATTTCCGATGGGACTGGACGAGGAGCGATACCAATTCGTCCTTAGTAGCTCCATTTTGCTTTTTATTAAAAAGAGTTCGTTCGAGTCGGTCTGAGGTTTTTTTTTCGCCGTAGCCTTGCTCGAGGAGTGCTTTGGCTGCTTTTTTGTAGTCTGCATTGTGTTCAAGTAT